CAGAATGTTACCCAGAACATTCGAGACGCTTTCTGCTGCCATCGCAACAATCGTCATCGAGGACCGTTTTCAGCAGCTCTCCGCTGCCGTCACAATCGGGCTCCTCGGTGCCACAACGAAGCGCGGACTTCCAGGCCGTGCAACAGCAGTTTTTGCGTGCGTCGCCGCCGTTTCAGCTCTTTGCTGGCGACGCTCATTGAAGGATCCATTACGTGATAAAGATAAGGCCCGTGCACGCGAATCGCACGATCTTAAACCGCTTCGAGAAGCGGGTGCTGTGGACACGGACAGCACAGACCAACTCGTGGGGCAATTCAAAACCCACGTCTTCACTCGGGGTAGGTCCAGCGCTGGGGCCTACGAGGACATGTTGAACATGATTAACATGAGTGGTCTCAACTCCTACGCATATCAAGGCTCGAAAGAGCAACGCGAGAGCGGTCGACGGACAGCTCTCAGTTTGGACGGTGCCGGTTCTTGCTTGCTACATCACTGGAGCGAGGACCACCAACGCGGGGTGGAACATGCCGACCCGCTTCGACCAGATCAAGTCATTGTCTTGGACAACGTAGACTACTACGTGACGGACTGGAAGAAGCTTGCTTTCGGACATCCCATTCTGCTGCGCACGCTGGAGGTTACAGAGCCATCAGGTTCCCACCGGACGCGCGCCTGGCACTTTAAGGGCGACCAACTACACGTGACATTCAACTACGGCTCCGAGGGAGAGGCAAAGAAGCAGAAGGACTTTTGCCACCCGCTCTGGTTGTGGAGGAATGGAGACTTTCTGGACCTGGGCACTTGGGTCTATCGCGTGAGGGTCCGTGCTGTGGAGGGCACGGATTACAAGTTCGTCCTGCTCGAACCCGTTTACGACAAGGTTCCACACCAGTTGGTCTCGCTTCTGCTTGACCTCCTCTGGCGTCGATGCACATGCATCGATTTCTTCAGAAGGCTGCATGCTGTGCCGCCTGACAAGGCAATGAAGCTTGAGAGGCTCAAGGTTAATCACCAGGGCACGAAGCTGAACTGGACCATCATGCGCTCGCGACAGCGCGGAAATGGGACTGTCAAGATTGCCTGCGAGGACTCCCCCGAATGGATGGGGCTGCCAGACGCGGACTACGTCGAGATCATGTCGCGCAAGAAGTTAAGCCCGACCGACCTGCTAACCCAGTTCGGTGTTCACTCCCCCCGGGCACGCGCGTTTTTCACCACCATGGCAGAGGACTTGGCTGGTATCACCCCACCAAAGGTCCCGTGCATGTACGTGTACGAGACAGGCGACCAGGGTGGCATCGTGCCGACCAAGATGAAGCACTGCACTCCGCTGATGCAGGCCCTCTTTCAGATACCGACAGCACCCCGGCTGGACAGCGCCGCCAACGACAAGGCAGCGATCCACGCGCGGATCATCTCGGTGATGAATGCCCCGGTGAGTGACATGGATCCTCGGGTTGAGTCGTGGATGCACGACTTCGTTGGCCACTTTGCTCCTGATGAGCCCCTGCGAAAGTGGTCCTACGAGCAAGTCCTTGAGAAGCAGGACACTCTCCGTAAAATCAACTCCATCCACGCGTCGATTCTTGACGAAGACGACGACCTTGACGATGTGAGACGGGCCACCTTTCTCAAAGCGGAGAATGATGGCAAGGAGAACTCTCAAGTCGGCCTCGAGCCGCGCGTGATCAGCCCTTGCGAGGGCCATATGAAGTGGGAGTACATGGCCTACATCTATGCCCTGAAGGAGGGTTTGACCGCGAGAGTCTCCACCGTTTGTGTCGGCAGAAATGTCGGCCAAATTGAGGGGAGAATTCAACAAGTTGCCCAAGCCTCGCACAACAACACTTTGTACGAGTCCGACCTGTCGAGAATGGACGGCCGAAAGTCCATCATCGGTAGGGTGCTCTTCTCTCTGATCCTCAGCGTTTGCTTCGCGGGGGACGAGAGACGCGAGGTTCTGGGGTTGCATCGGAGCTGCATCGGCAGCAAGTGTCGTTCAAGAATGGGTGTGAAGTTTACAACCGGTTTCACCCAGGGGTCGGGCTTCGCCGACACCACTGACAACAACACTTGGGACAATATGTTCATGCTCTATCTCTCCAAGCGGTTGGAGGGATACACGCACGAGCAGGC